GCGAATGATCCAAAGCTGACGAAGGTGATCGAAGAACTGGAGCGTGGTGCGCTCGCCGTTGATCCAAGGGCTGATGTACTGGGTAATCATTGTCGTTGTTGGGTTGTCGTTGCTGAACGACGCAGAACGAATCACAACCGAACCGCTTCGACAAGATCAAAAGAGAAAAACTTTCCTGCGGTTTCGTAAGTCGCTTATTTAGCGCGGGTTACGCAGGAAGAAAAACGTCACGCGGTCTGGGCGAAGAAGAAGTAAAAGCGCGCCGTCGCGTTCGGAATGTTCGAGCCATCGACCGCTCGAATGATACATTGCGCGTTGCTTGCGGTGCTGTTGTCGTACTCGTAGGCGACGACGTAGAGAGGGTCGTAGCATTGCACAAGACCGACGTTCGGCGTGACCGAAAAGCCGCGATTCGCGAGCGAGAATGTGAAGACCTCCGTTGCCGCTCCTCCGGTAAATGTCTTCGTGTCCGTGTCGGAGAAGATGACTTGCAGCGTCGTGTTGCTCGCGCCGTTGCCGACGTCGAGCCCGGTCACCTGCGCGGCGGTACTGTTCTGCGTAGCGAGCGTTCCGAGACCGAGATTGCTGCGCGCCGTTCCGGTGTTTGTGAGATCGGACAGGTTATTCGACTTCTGCGCGGCTCCGGTGATGCGCGAGTCGTCGCCGGCTGCGACGGTGCCGGATGCGGTTCCGGTATTCTTAACCGCAGCGTTTCCGAGTTGCGTCGCAAAGTAGGTGAAGAGATCGCCAGCAGAGGTCCACGCTCCAGCTGCTCCCGAACGATTCACCGAGCGGACACGGAAGTAGCGAACCGCAGGAGTTCCGAGTGCGACGATTGCGAACTCTTCAGTCGTCTCAAAACCGCCGCCTCCCGCGATGATCGCATCGGCTGCGGCATCGGTATCAACCGTCGTGATGACCCATTGATAGTACGCGACGTCCTTTGCGCTCGGCTTGTTCCACTCGACGACCGCGGTGTAGAACTCCGCGCCGCCATTCACAATCGGACCACGATTGGCAGTTGATCCGTTGATGCGCGTCACGCCAGTCAACGCAGCCGGAGCCGGTGAAGTTGCGGATGAGGCGACGATAAGCGACGCCGAATTCGCGGACGCGAAACCGAAGGATGAGATCGCACGCGCCGCGATCTCGTAGGTTACGCCGAGCGAAAGATCATCAATGGCGACCAAGTAGGAAACCGCGGAACTGATTTGATTTCCTAAAATGAAATCCGCGCTGCCCTGCTTGCGATAGATGATGTCGATTGCAACGGCGTTAGTCGTCAACGGTGGCGCTGTAACTGAAGCGCGAGCAAGTGCAGTCCCATCGCTTGCAAGGTAGACGGTAGTCGAGACAAGCGTCGGCGCTGCCGGAGTTCCCGGTGCGCTTGGATCAACGCTTCCTCCGCTGACATAGGTTGGAACCGCGGTCGCTCGGTTGCTAAAGCCCGAGACATTCTCGAGCATATCGTAAGCGTTGACCCAGTAGAAATACGTCGTGCCGATGGCGACCTCGGTATCGACGAACCGCGAAGCGCGGACCTCGGCGATCTTGTCGGTCGCTGCGCTCGCCGGCGTGACGCCGGTCGTGTTGCGGTAGATGCCGTACTCGGAGAGATCCGGCTCGGTGTTGTCGGCCCAGTCGAGCGAGACTGCTTTGCCCGTGCCGACGCTCGCCGTGAGCGATGTCGGAGTCGCCGGCGCGGTCGTGTCCTTGGCAACGGTGATGCTCGCGCTGACGTAGCTCGTCGCGATCTGAAAGTACGATTGCCCGAATATGCGGATGTCGTAGCCGTTCCCGATGCGGATGTCGCTCGAGATGAAGTCGAGCGTCTGATCGCCCGGCACCGTTGACCATGTCAGGTACGTCGTCGCGGTCTTGTCCTTGTACTCGATGCCGATGGTGCCGCCGGACTGGATAAACTCGTCGCTCGGCGCAGACCATGCGACCTTGATCCGCGGCAGCGCGGTTCCGTCCGCTTGAATCAACTGGGTCGTGCCGTCCGCGGTAAGCGCAAGATTGGTCGGAGCGCCCAACGTGAACGGGTTCGGGAGCGTCGTTGTCGGCGTGTCGTCAACCGGCACCTCGTCGGAAGCGTTCCAGTCATAGACTGACGAAGCGGTCTCGCGGAGCGTCATCTCGATTGCCAGCTGCGGCGGCTCGCCGTCCGCGACGAAGTGCCACTCAAGAACCTCGAAGACCTTCGACGACCAGCCGAACTTCGAGAGCGTCACCATCACCGTGTCGCCGGCGCGTACCTGCATCGCGTCCAAGCGGAAGCGTGCCGTGAACGTGACCTCCTGCCGGGCGCGTTGAAGTTCGATGCGAGCGATCCGCTGCGCCGCGCTGCTCGATGTCGTCATCGGGAGAACGACGTCGCGCCAGTACCGGATCGAATTGTCCTGCGTGTAATAGGTCGTCGAGGTCTGCGGCGGGAAGTCGGTCGGTTGCCACTCGCTTTTCTCGGAGACGAACACGCCTTTGACCGCGTTCACTCGGTCGCGGGAACTCGTCTTCGTCTGCACCGAGATCGGTCCGGCGAAATCGGTGTCGGTCAGCGTCACGGTCGGGATGCGGTAGCCGGCCGCGTAGGGAATCACCTTGCCGCCCGAGTACGCGATCAAGCCGCCCATAGCGGACAAGAGCTTGCCGATGTTGTCGTCGGGCGAGGCGCTCGTGTAGAGCACGCCGTTTGATTCGTAGCGGTTTTCGTAAGTCGTCGGAGACGCTGGCAGAACTTGCACCTGCTCGTCGCAGATATTCGCCGCGGCTGTGAACGCGGTGTCGTCGATCTCGCTCGAGGTCAGTCCGAGACCGTAGGTCGAATCGGTCAGATAGTCGCGCAGGCAGAGCGCAGCGTTCGCGGAGTAAGCAGTCGTCGTCGTGCGCGGGTCATAGACCTTTTTGCCCTTGACCATCGCGGACACGTTCGGGATGCCGCCGGCCCAGACTTGGTCGCTCCATTTGAGTCGAACGTAAATATAAGCGATGCCGCGCAGGCGATGCGCGTCCGTCCACTTTCCGTTTGTCAGTCCCGCGGTCGCGGTGATAAGATTCGATTCGGCTACCTGCGTGTCGCCGCCGTATTTTTTGTAGATATCGGCGTATCCGCTGAAGCGCCCAGTTGCAGCACTACCAAGCGCGAGATAGTTCGGATCGGAAAGCGCAAGCTCGTCGTTAAAATAGATATCGCCGATGCCCTGCACCTCGTGACCGGCAAGCGCGATCACCATGTGCAGATATTCGTTTTTCGTTCCTGTCGTCGAGATGTACACGAGCACGCCCGAGACCTTGGTTTCGCCGTAGACGATCTGCCGCGCCGCGATCGGCGAGCGCACCATCTGCGTGCGGTCGGCCAGCGAAGCGTCGGAGAAGCCCGGCATCTTCGGAGCGAGCAGCTTGTTCGCTCCCATCGACGCCGCAGTTAGCGTGACGAATTGCAGGATCGCCGCGGTTGCCGCGACGTAAGAACCATAGACGGTCGTCGCAGTCGCAACGGCACCAGCCGGGACGCCTGCAAAGAAGGCGACGACTTGGATTGCAGCTTGCGTGAAGAGTGCTTGAGGCATGGCGTTAAACCTTCCAAGCCGCGCAAGCGCGGGTCATGTCTGGAAATTCAAGGCCGGTCGCGCCGACAACGGCTCCGACTGATCCGAGGCAAACGCCCAGAGCAACGCCTCCCGGAACCTCAAAACCGACAACGTCGCCGCGTTGGACAAGCTCGACCGGCTTGCGCTCAAGCCCAGCACGAAGCGCGGCCAAATCAAAGACGCCGCCTTGATTGCGAAGGACTCGAGCCGCGGAAAGTGCGCTCGCGTAGGTTCCGCGCAAGCCCTCGGCAAAGTCCACACCGCAAGCGCGCCGAATCCAATCGGCCGCGAACAAGCAGCAGTCGTTCGATCCCCATGCAAACGGCGCGTGCCTGCGTTCCTCGATGAACGCGACAAGCAGCGTCGGCCAGTTGTCGTGCCTTCTCATTCGTAGTTCTGCGGCCCGGTCTTGTCGCCGCTGTCCCAGTTCGTCGCCTGCGTCGCGTTCGGGTTGCCCCAGTAAATCGGTTTTTCCTGTATGTCGTTGACGAACTCGAGACCGAGATCTGGCGCGGTGATCGAGCCATTCGTCGGGAAAAGCGTCTGCTGATCTTCGTGCGTGTACCGCGTCTCACGCGGCCGCTTGAAGTCCATCAGCTTCGACTCCGCGGTCATCGTGATCTCGGCTGACTGACCATCGTCGGTCACCTGCATCACGTCCATGCGACCGGAGAAGACTGTCACGGGCGAAGCGATCAGCGTGCCGGCCGTAGGTGAGAGCGCGCCGAACATGATCGAGCACTCGCGGCCTTGGTAATTCTCGGTCAGCGCGATCGCGACGTTTGCGGTTGGAACTCCCGATAGCCGCATCGTCAGACCGCGTGCCGCAAGATCGGTCGTCTCCTGCACCGGAGAGATCGTTCCGAGCGTGCCGAGTCCGAGATAAGTCGTCGAGTTGTAGACGAGGTTTCCGTAGCCCGTCCAGAGATGTACCGGCGTCGAGAAGCTCAACGACGCGAGCAGGATCGGAGCCAACTGCGCGGTCGTGACCTCGGTCACCATGCCGGCCGAAAGGCCGCGGCCTGCGGTCGTGATACTCATTGCGCGACGTCCTCGACGATGGAGAAAGAAATGCCGTAGATATTCGCGAGGTCGATTGACCAATCAGTCTTCGGCTCGGCGAGACGGAAGACGCCTTTCGCGTTCGTATAGGTAATCGCGTTGCCGGAATAGCTGGACCGCAGCACCGGGAACAGATCGACGCTGGTCGCGCTATTGACCTGCACGACCTTGTACAACGACGTCGAGATTTGCAGCCAGTCGCCGACCGCAAACGATCCGCTGCCTCCGCTATTCGCGAACGTGAGCGTGCTCGTGTTCGCCGTCGCGCTTGAGACGGTCAGCGTCCCGCTGATATTCCCACGCGGCGAGGTGTTCGCGTAGTCTTGAAAATAGAACGTGCCGCGGTGCGCCGCCAGCAGGAATCCGATCACCGCCTCGGCGTCAGCCCGCACCATCGGAGGACATTCGACCGAGCCGAACCAGCCTTGGCCCGGCCAGTTGTACTGTTGCGTCTG